CGGGCGTACCGGATGCCCCAAGAAATTGACCTGCTGTACAACCCCAGGCCGTGGCAGCGCCAGTGTCACCTGAGCCGGCGGCGTTTCACCGTGCTTGCCCTGCACCGCCGCGCTGGCAAGACCGAACTAGCCATCATGGAGCTGATTGACAAGGCCGTCCGCTGCAAGGCGGAACTAGGGTTCTTTGTCTACGTTGCGCCGTTCCTCAAGCAAGCCAAGGCCATTGCTTGGATGCGGCTCAAACAGAAGTTGCTACCCCTGCGTAGCGTGGCCGCGCTTGAGGTCAACGAGGCCGACTTGTCCGTGACGTTTGCCCACAACGGGGCGACCATCCGCCTGTTTGGTGGCGACAACCCGGACGCCCTGCGCGGCGTGCGCCTGGACGGCTGCGTCATTGACGAGGTCGCGCAGATTCGGCCCGAGGTGTGGAACGACATCATCCAGCCCGCGCTGTCCGACCGCAAGGGTTGGGCCATGTTCATCGGCACCCCTGCTGGCATCAACCTGTTCAGCGAGCTGTTCTACCGGGCAAACAGTCTGCCCGATTGGATGGCCGCTCGTTATACCGTTAACGATACTGACGCGCTGGATAAGGACGAGGTGCTGCGCTTGAAGCGCGACATGCCTGAGCAGGCGTTTGCACGCGAGTACCTGTGCGACTTCAGCGCGGCGGGCGATGACCAGCTGATTTCCTTGGCCGATGCCGAGGCCGCAGCGCAGCGCGTGTATATCGACAAGGATATTGACGGTGCGCCCAAGGTCCTTGGCGTGGACCCCGCACGGTTTGGAGATGACCGCAGCGTCATCATCAAGCGGCAGGGCATCCAGGCGTTTGAGCCAACGGTTTACCGTGGCATCGACAACATGGAACTGGCTTCAAGGGTGGCCAACATCATTGAGACTTGGGACCCGGACGCCGTGTTCATCGACAGCGGTGCTGGCGCAGGCGTCATCGACCGACTCCGGCAACTGGACTACGACATCGTGGAGGTGCCATTCGGCGGCAAGGCAATTCAATCCAACCTGTTTGTCAACCGCCGCACGGAAATGTGGTGGTCGATCAAAGAATGGATCGAGCAGGGCGGCGCAATCCCGAACCACGTTGACTTGAAGCAAGAGTTGTCCACGCCGATCTACTGGTATGACGCGGCTGGCAAGCGCATGCTCGAGGCCAAGGACGAGATCAAGAAGCGACTCCAGGGCGGCGGCTCACCGGACATTGCCGACGCGCTTGCGCTCACGTTTGCATTCCCAGTTCGCAAGAAGCTGCCACGCGACATCTATGACCGCGTGAAGAAGAACAAATCCGAGGAGTACGACCCGTATGCGAACACTTGAGGGACCCATAGGCGGCAAGCCGAGGGGTACGGTTGCGCGTATGTCGTGCATTCGACGAGCAACGCAGGATGACATTCCATCGTTGGTTCGGATGGCACGGCATTTCATCAGGTACGCGCCGCACGGCGCATTGATGGAGCCGAACGAAGAAGAGCTTGTCGCTCAATCTCGCATAATTGTTGACACGCCGATGTTTGGCGTATTCGTGGCAGAAGTTGACAACGAATTGGTTGCAATGTTTGTCGCGGTGATTGGCCCAGTTTGGTTTGCGCCATCACGCATGATGGCATCCGAACTTGCCTGGTGGGTTGAGCCTCATGCCCGAAACACTCCAATTGCGTTTCGTTTGTTGAAGGCATACGAGGATTGGGCAAAAGAAAACAACGCCGAATGCATGTTCATGGCGTCGCTTGAAATGGATCATGGACCAAACGTCGAACGAATGCTAACTCGGTTTGGATACGCCAAATCGGAAACGCAGTATTTCAAAGGAACATAGACATGGCAATTAGCACAACGGCAGCACTTGTTGCAATGGCAGCCGCCGCAGCCGCTGGCGCAGGCGCAACCGCCTATGGCGCGGTCAGCGCAAACGACGCGCAGAACAAAGCACGTGAGCAGCAGAAGAAAGCACAGGCAACGGCACTTGGTCGCGCAGCAAGCGAGCAGCGCACAAGCCAGCAGGCCATGGCCGCAGCCAATCGCAAGGAAGCCGATACCGCCACGCTCATGGCTAATGCTGGCATGCCCGCTCCGAACACGATGCTGACCGGAACGGGTGGCGTCAATCCGAACACGCTCGCGCTCGGCAAGTCAACCCTTCTTGGGCAGTAATCAATGAGCCAATACACAGGTGACGGAGGTTCGTATCCGGGCGCACCCAGGCGGGACCAGTTGTTCACCCGCTGGGGTCAGCTCAAGACCGAACGCGCCACCTGGTGGGCGCACTATCAGGAATTGACCACCTACATCCTCCCGCGCAACGGCCGTTACTTCCGGCAGGACCGCGACAAGGGATGGCGGCGTCACAACAACATCTACGACAACACGGGCACGCGGGCGCTGCGAACGCTCGGGGCCGGCATGATGGCCGGAGCGACCTCGCCCGCTCGCCCGTGGTTTCGACTTGCCACCGCTGACCCGCAGCTCAACTCGTACCAGCCCGTGAAGATGTGGCTGGACGATGTGACCAAGCGGATGCAGGCGGTGTTTCAGAGGTCGAACACCTACCGCGCCCTGCATCAGATGTACGAGGAACTGGGCTGCTTCGGCACGGCGGCGAGCATCATGCTGCCCGACTTCAAAAACGTGGTGCATCACTACCCAGTGACCACGGGCGAATACTGCATCGCCACCGATTACCAAGGCCGCGTCTGCACGCTGTACCGGGAGTTCGAAAAGACCGTCGGCGAGATCGTGAAGGAGTTTGGTTACGACAACTGTTCCAACACGGTCAAGAGCATGTATGACCGCGGCAACCTGGACAAGTGGATTCCCATCATCCACGCCATTGAGCCGCGTGCCGACCGCGACATCAAGAAGCGCGACAGCAAGAACATGCCGTTCGGGTCGTGGTATTTTGAGGTCGGCGGCGAGCAAGACAAGTTCTTACGCGTTGGCGGTTTCCAGCATTTCCCGTGCCTTGTCCCCCGGTGGGCAACTGCCGGCGGCGACATCTACGGCAACAGTCCTGGCATGGAGGCGCTTGGCGACATCAAGCAGCTGCAACATGAGCAGCTTCGCAAGGCGCAGGTCATTGACTACCAAACCAAGCCGCCGCTTCAGGTCCCGATCTCCATGAAGAACCGCGATGTGGAGATGCTGCCTGGTGGCGTCACTTTCGTGGACGGTACCTCGCAGCCCATCCGCACGGCGTTTGATGTCAACCTGAACCTTCAGCACTTGCTGATGGACATTCAGGACTGCCGCGAGCGCGTGCGTGGTGCGTTCTACGCCGACCTGTTCCTGATGCTTGCCAACGCCACGGACACGCGCATGACCGCGACCGAGGTGGCTGAGCGGCACGAGGAGAAGCTGCTGATGCTTGGCCCGGTCCTTGAGCGCCTGCACAACGAACTGCTGGACCCGCTCATTGACAGCACGTTCACCCACATGATTACTGCCGGCCTGATCCCGCCCGCCCCCGAGGAATTGCAGGGCATGGATCTGTCGGTGGAGTTTGTGTCCATGCTTGCTCAGGCGCAGCGTGCCATTGGCACCAACAGCGTGGACCGTTTCGTGGGCAACCTCGGCGCGGTGGCCGCATTCAAGCCGGATGTCCTAGACAAGTTTGATGCCGACCAGTGGGCCGACATTTACAGCGACATGCTTGGCGTGGACCCGAGCCTCATCATTGCCGACAAGAACGTGGCAATGGTGCGCGATGCTCGAGCCAAGGCGCAGGCGGCGCAGGCCCAGGCCGCTGCCATGCAGCAGCAGTCGCAGACTGTCAAGAACATGGCGCAGGCCCCGACCGGAGGCCAGCAGAATGCCCTGACGGACGTAATGAACATGTTCTCCGGTTACAACTCCCCTTCCGCAGTAGAGGTCTGACACATGGCAAAGGCAATGACGCTTCTTTACGGTCCCGAATCCAAGGGTGACGCCGCCGGCGCATCGGCCTTTATCTCGCGCCTCATGCACTGCGCGAACGCCATTCACATGCACCACCTAATGGTGGAGGGTCCGGGCAGCTTTGCCGCCCACAACGCCCTGAGCGTGTACGAACCGCTGCGCGAGGCCATTGACGATCTTGCCGAGGCTTGGATGGGTTGCACGGGCGAGAAGCTCAAGTTTGGCCCTGGCGCGTTTGAAATGGCACCGACCCCGCTGGCCGAAGTGCAGAAGGTCTACGAGTACCTTGAGGCCGACCGCATGGTCATGGGTACCGAGAGCCACATTCAGAACGAGATCGACGCGATTTGCACGCTGATCTCTTCAACGCTTTACAAGCTGACTCGCCTTGCCTAATGGGACCCATAGGCATTTGACGAGTCGATAGATTCCCCCGATGAGTACACACGACCCGCTCGACATTCGCGGTCAAGAGCGCATTCAGGCCAACCGTGCCATGCGCGACAAGCTTGAGCGCGAAAGCGAGGAGTCGGACATTCGATGGTTGATGAGCAGCAAGCGAGGTCGCCGAGTCGTATGGCGGCTACTGGACCAGGCAGGAGTGTTTCGTTCGTCTTTCAACACCAACGCGATGGCAATGGCTTTCGCCGAGGGCAACAGGAACTACGGACTCCGCACTCTCTCACAGGTTCACGCTCTCTGTTCTGAGTTGTACCCAACCATGATGAAGGAGCAAACCAATGACCGAACCAACGATGACGGAAGCCTTAACGAACAATAACGGCATTCCGGCATCTGAAGCCCCGAAGAGCGCAACGGCGACGGCTGAGGCACTTTACGGGGAACAGCAGCAAGCACCGAAGGCACAGGACCAGCAAGCCGCGGAGTCGGCCGATACTGGCAAGCCGGAGGCAACCGAGCAGGCGAAGCCGGAAGGCGCGCCGGAGAAGTACGAGTTCAAGGCCCCTGAGGGCAAGCAGCTCGACGCCGAGACCGTGGAAGCGTTCTCGGAGGTTGCCAAGGAATTGAACCTGACCCAAGATGCCGCGCAGAAAATGCTTACCGCGATGTCCGAAAAGATTGGCACGCGGCAGGCAGCACAGGTTGAGGCAGTCCGCTCGCAATGGGCGGAATCTTCAAAGGCCGACAAGGAATTTGGTGGTGACAAGATCACCGAGAACCTTTCAGTTGCGAAGAAGGCACTTGACACGTTCGGCACCGCCGAACTGCGCACGTTGCTCAACGACTCTGGCCTGGGCAATCACCCGGAAGTAATCCGGTTCATGTTCAGGGCAGGGAAGGCAATCAGTGAGGATCGCTACGTCGGGCCATCCACGGGTTCATCGAACGGAAAGTCGAACGGACCAATGGACTTTGCTGGCGCAGCGGCCGCCCTCTATTCCAATCACTCGTAAATCACACACATAAGGAGCTACCACAATGGCAGCAATTACCGCTACTAATCTGACTCTTGCCGATTGGGCAAAGCGCACCGATCCCGATGGCCGCGTCCCGGTCATTGCCGAACTTCTTTCTCAAAGCAACGAAATCCTTGAGGATTGCGTGTTCAAGGAAGGCAACCTGCCCACGGGCGACCGCGTGGTCATCCGTACTGGTCTGCCGACCGTGTACTGGCGTGCGCTCAACCAGGGCATTCCGAACAGCAAGTCCACGACCGCGCAGGTCGATGAAGCTTGCGGCATCCTTGAGGCTCGCAGCGAAGTCGACAAGGACCTCGCCATGCTCAACGGCAACACGGCTCAGTTCCGTCTGTCTGAAGACACGGCGTTCCTTGAGGCCATGAACCAGACTCAGGCCACGACTCTGTTCTACGGCAATCCGGCGACCGATCCGAAGCAGTTCCTTGGACTTGCTACCCGGTATTCGTCCACCTCTGCTGGTAACGGCGCAAACGTCATCAACAGCCTCACTACTGGTTCTTACTCCTCTACGGCAAACACCTCGGTGTACCTGGTTGTGTGGGGCGATCAGACCGTTTACTGCCCCTTTCCGAAGGGCAGCAAGGCCGGCCTAATCCATGAGGATCTTGGCGAGCAGACCGTCTACAACAGCGACGGCACCCGCCTGCAGGCGTATGCCACTCGCTACCAGTGGAAGAACGGCTTGGTCGTGAAGGATTGGCGTTACGTTGTGCGTATTGCCAACATCAACACCAGCCATCTGTTTGCGCAGGGAGACAGCCAGGCTGTGGGCGCTTCGTACAACCTGATTCGTGCAATGGCTCGCGCCATGTACCGCATTCCGAACATGTCGATGGGCCGTGCTGCCTTCTACATGAACCGCACCGTTCACAGCGGCCTGTCGGTGATGGCTCTTGATAAGAGCCAGTACGTCCTGAAGGTCAACGAAGGTCTGTCGCAGTTTGGTACTGCTGCTTCGTACCTCTCGTTCTTGGGAATCCCGCTGCGTCGCGTGGATGCCATCCTCAACACCGAAGCACAGGTGTCCTAATAGGACGCTCTGAACAAGAAAGGAATTCACTCAAATGATTCTTGATACCAAGTTGGTTGTTTCGGGAACCGTTCCCGCATCGGGCGTCATCACCGGACAGGCCGCGCTTCCCGCGTCTGGCACTCCGGTGGTTTCCACAGACAGCATCGACCTTGCCAGTGTCCGTGACATTGGCGAAGGCGATGATCTGTACATGGTTTTCACCGTTGTGGAGGCTTACAACACACTGACTTCGCTGCAGTTTGATGTCATTGTTGGAACAAATGCCGCTCTTACCACGGGTGTTGTTGTGGCTGGTTCGTCCGGCGCGGTTGTTCTTGCCAGCCTGACTGCCAATGCTCAGTTTGCGGTTCGCATCAATCCGCAGCTGTTCTCCAAGGGAACGCAGTACATTGGCGCACGTTATGTCACGCTCGGGACCACCCCGACCACTGGCAGCGTGTGTGCATACGTTGTGGCTGACATCCAGGACGGCCGTAAGTTCTACCCGTCTGGTTTCGCAATTCAGTAATAAGGAATCTGCTTCATGAAGGTTCGTGTTCTTATCAAGTGTTTCGTTGAAAATTCCCTTCGTGAAGAAGGCGAAATCTTTGAGTACAATGGTCAAATCAATGATTGCCTTGAGCCAATTGATGGTTCCTGGGAATCTGAAGATGACGAGGCCACTGTTGCGGTCATGGAAGCCACCAAGCGCAAGCCCGGTCGGCCCAAGATGACCAAGGACACGGACGGAGCTTGAGTCCTGTGAAGTGAAGCGCAACGAGGGGAGCCGTCGGGAAACCACGGCTCCCCTCATTTCACTAGGAGGCGGTCATGCCATCAGCGGTTGAAATCTGCAATCTTGCACTGGCGCACCTCGGCGACACGGCAACCGTGTCAAGCATTGACCCGCCGGAGGGGTCTGCGCAGGCCGAGCATTGTTCGCGGTTCTACCCCATCGCGGTAGACAGCCTCCTTGAGATGCACTATTGGAACTTCACCATGCGCCGCGTGGTGCTTGCTTCCCTGACTAGCACATGGCCGGAATGGCTGTATGCCTACGCCGTCCCCAGCAACGCCAACAACCTGATCTCGGTGCTGCCGCCCGATTCGGTTGATGACTATTCGACGAAGTTCTCGCCAACCGATACGCCGAATTTCGCGCACAACTATTCCCCGATGATTGCTGCTGGCCGCTACGCGCCGCAGCCGTACACGTTGGAAACCTTGGACAACGGGACGCAGGTCATCTACACCAATCAGGAGAACGCGGTCTTGCGCTACACGGCGCACATCACCGACCCAACGCAGTTCTCGCCGTTGTTCGTGATGACGCTGTCGTACCACCTGGCGTCCATGCTTGCTGGGCCAATCATCAAGGGTGACGCGGGCGCGGCGGAAGCCAAGCGCATGACGCAAATGATGATGGGCTACTTGCAGAAGGCCACCGCGTCGGACTCCAACCAGCGCAACTCCAAGCCTGACATCGTGACCCCCTGGATGTCGGGAAGGTAAGCCATGCCAAACACCCGTACTTACTACCGTTCCTTTGCCGGCGGCGAGATTTCCCCGGACATGTTCGGTCGCATTGACGATACGAAGTTTCAGACGGGCCTTGCTCGCATGAAGAACTTCATCGCCATGCCTCAGGGTTCGGCCGACAATCGGCCTGGTACGGAGTTTGTCAAAGAAGTCAAGGACAGCACGAAGAAGACGCGCTTGATTTCGTTCACTTACAGCACTACGCAGACAATGGTGCTTGAGTTGGGCGAGTATTACATGCGTTTCCACACCAATGCGGCTACGCTGACACCGGGAACGCCATCTGCATATAGCACGACAAAGACAATTAGTGCTGTCAATACTGGTACGGAAACATTTACTAGCAACGCGCACGGATACGCAAACGGAACGCCAGTGCGGGTGTCGGCTACAACTACGTTGCCTGCACCGCTTGTAGCTGCTACTACGTACTACGTTATCAATGCTGCGGCAAACACCTATCAGCTGTCTTTGACCGCAACTGGATCTGCAATTGACATCACCACTACTGGCAGTGGAACGATCACTACCAACCAGGTGTATTCGGTTGGAGGTCTTGTCTCAAGTGGCGGCGTAAACTATTACTGCATTGCTAGCAGCTTTGGCAATGCACCGCCAAACGCAACGTATTGGTATCCCATGCCATCGGGCTTCTATGAGATTCCCACGCCCTATGCGGAAGCGGATCTTTTTGACATCCATTACGTTCAATCTGCGGATGTCATGACCTTGGTTCATCCCAATTACGCACCGCGTGAACTTCAACGTTACGGTGCAACGAATTGGCAACTTGGTGTCATTTCGTTTGGCGCAACAATTGCTACGCCTACTGGGGTGGCTGTCACGGCAAATCGCGGCACGGGCGTCAATATCACCAACATTACGATATCTGCTCTTGGCGCACAAGGTGTATTTACCTTGTCAAATGACGCAGAGAACAAACAACTTGCAAAGGGTGATTCCATCTACATTACTGGCGTAGTTGGAATGACGGAAGTCAACGACAAGTATTACATCGTTGATGTGTTTCCAAGTGCGTCAACAATGAAACTGGTGTATTACCAAACGGGTACGCTTGTTGATACGCATACCTTTACTGCGTACACAAGCGGTGGTCTTGTGCAGGCAATGACGCCTGCGGCGGACATCACGAATTACTACGTTGTCACGGCGTTGAATCCCGACCACCAGCAGGAAAGCGTGCAGAGCGCCGTAGTCAGCGTGACAAACAATCTGAACGTCCAGGGCGCGTACAACACAATCAACTGGACCGCCGTTTCGGGGGTGCTTCGATACAACGTCTACAAGCGTCAGAATGGACTGTACGGTTACATCGGGCAAACCAGTTCAACATCGTTTGTCGATGACAACATTGCCCCTGACTTGTCAATCACGCCGTCGATCTACGACACGGTGTTCAACAGCGCCGGGAATTACCCTGGAGCCGTGTCGTACTTTGAGCAGCGCAAGGCGTTTGCCGGCACGACCAACGAACCGCAAACGTTGTGGATGACGCGCTCACCGACCGAAAACGACATGTCGTATTCGATCCCGACCCAGGACGATGACCGCATCAAGGTTGAGGTGGCCGTCCGCGAGGCATCGACCATCAGGCACATTGTGCCGCTGACGCAGATGCTCATGCTTACCAACAGCTCGGAGCTTCGCGTCAGCCCGATCAACAGCGATGTGATCACGCCCAGCACAATATCGGTGCGGCCGCAGTCGTACATCGGCGCCAACAACGTGCAGCCCGAGATTGTGAACAACATCGTTGTGTATTGCGCCGAGCGCGGCGGTCACGTGCGTGAACTTGGGTATTCGTGGCAGTCCCAGGGCTTCATTACGGGCGACCTGTCTTTGCGGTCTACGCACCTGTTTGACAACCTAGAACTGTCGGACATGTGCTACGCCAAGAGTCCGCAGCCGATTCTGTGGTTCATTTCAAGCAGCGGGTACATGCTGGGTCTGACATACGTGCCGGAGCAGCAACTCGGCGCATGGCACTGGCACGAAACCGATGGCACGTTTGAGAGCTGCACCGCGGTGGCCGAAGGTGACGAGGATCGCGTGTACGTGGTAGTCAAGCGCACGATCAACGGCAGCACCAAGCGTTACGTTGAACGCCTTGCATCTCGCCAAGTTGATGCGCTTGACGATTGCATCTTTGTTGACAGCGCCCTGACCTACGATGGCACGAACACCTCTACTCCAACGGTAACCATATCCGGCGGAACTGCCTGGGATTCTACTGAGGTGCTGACGATCACCGCATCTTCAAGCCTGTTTGTGTGGCCCGGAACCACCGATGTTGGCGATGCCATTGTCTTGACCGACGCAAATGGCGTTAAGTATCGACTGACCATCATTGCAACGTCATCTACTACGGTGGCAACTGCGCGAGTTGACAAACTCATTCCAGTTGCACTTCGCAACACGGCAACTACGAACTGGTCGTTTGCTCGCAAGGACCTTGGCGGTTTGTCGCATCTTGAAGGCAAGACTGTCAGCATCCTGGCTGACGGAGCGGTCATGCCGCAGCAGGTGGTGACGAGCGGTTCGATCTTGCTTCAGCGGGCGGCGACAAAGATCATTGTGGGCCTGCCGTATGAAAGCGATCTGCAAACCCTGCCCATGACGCTGAATGTGGACGGTTTCGGTCAGGGCCGGACCAAGAATGTCAACAAGGCGTGGCTGCGAGTCTTCAAGTCATCGGGCATCTTTGTTGGCCCGGACGCCGACCACCTTGTTGAGTACAAGCAGCGCACTACTGAACCGTACGGCAGTCCGCCATCGCTCAAGTCGGATGAGCTGTTGGTGGTTATGACGCCGTCGTGGGGGGCGGGTGGACAGGTCTACATCAGACAGGCCGACCCGCTCCCGCTGACCTTGGTGGGATTGACCCTTGAAGTGAGCATCGGAGGCTAATCACATGGCAGTAGTCAACGTCCCATTCTCCACCAGCCCGACTGGGCCGACCCTGCTGACCGGGCAGTCTTATGCGGCAAGCGCGGGAACGATGGCCCCGTCGTTTAGTTCCCAAATGGCCGATGCGTTCGTATCTGCTGGCCCCATCGTCAGCATCTTTGGAGCGGTCAATAGTGCCATCGGCGCGTATTACTCGGCCGAGAGTCAGAAGAACCAGCTGAAGATGCAGGCGCAGAATCAGCGGTTCCAGGCTGGCATGGCTCGGATCAACGCTCGAGGTGCGGCGTTCAACGCGGCGCAGATCATGCAGGCCGGGCAGCAGCAGTCCGGTCGCTACACCATGCAGGCGGGTCAGGCCCGTGCTGGCGCGGTGGCGTCAATGGCGGGGCGCGGCATCCGTGGTGGGGTCGGCAGCGCGGGCGAGGTGCTGGGCAGCATGGATCTGATCAAGGAGATCGACCGCCTGACCATCAATGCCAACACCGTCCGTCAGGCCGAGGCCGCACGTACGCAGGCCACGAACTACGCCACCCAGGCGGCGATGTCTCAGCTTTCAGCGCAGAACCTGTCCTCCACGGCAGGAACGATCTACCCCGGCCTGAGCGTGTCTACAAGCCTCCTTGGGAGCGCGGCCGACATTGGCACGACTTGGGCGCGAAACCGCCGGCTTGAGGAACTGCTCGGCGGCGTGTCCACCAAGCGAATCTGACGAGGAACCACCATGCCCACCGTACCAAGTTCGTTTATCCCGCAGGTTGGAATGGCCGGGGAGGGTTCGTTTGTGCCGTACCAGGCACCGCCCGTCATGCCGATGGACGAGGCCACGTCTAAGCAGCAGGAGGAATTGGGGCGAGCCATGATTGCCGCTGGCAATACGGCATACCGCCTTGGCTCTGCCATGCAGGATGACATTGACGATGCCGCCACCAAGGAGGCCGACACCGCCGCCATTGGCGTGATGACGAAGATTCGTTCTGACTTTATGTCCAAGTCCGGCAAGGACGCGGAGTCGAACTATCAGTCGTCTGTCGATCAAATGTCATCTGCGGTGAACGGCATCATGGACGGGCTTGGGAATGACACGCAGAAGAGGATGTTCCAGCAAGTTGCTGCGCGGAACATGGCGACATTCCAAAGTCAGATGTACGACCACCGCAACGCGCAGACAAAGCAGTGGGCATCCAACGAGGCCGCAGCTCGAGCAGACAAGTATTCCGACCTTGCCATCATTTCCTACGGTGACCGCAATAAGACCGACGTTGCTGGCCGTCCGATGGGGCTAGTCAACTATCAGGCCAATCTTGAGATCGCGGTCCAGGAAGTCCGCAAGGCGGCGTCCTTGAATGGCATTCCTGAGGGCAGCGAGCAGATGAAGATGATGGAGCAGAAGGTCTACGACAAGGTGGCAACTGGTGTCGTAAATGATCTGATGAATGCCCGTCAATACGGTCAGGCCGAAGCGTTCCTTGACGATCATCCGGTTGATCCCAAGGTTGACACTAGCCTTCGCTCGTCGTTGGATGCAAACCGTCAGCGGTCGGTGGTTGGCGAACTGGCAGCGAGCATCAAGGACACGGGGCTTCTGATGTCCAAGAGCGACCCGGACACCTACTGGCAGCAGAAGGACGGCCCGGTCGAGCCGCCGACGACCTTGCGCGAAGCGATGGTCCTGACCGATCAGATTGCGGATGACCAGACTCGCAAGTTTGTCCAGGCCGAATTGCGGACGCAGTTCGCGCAGGATGACGCCCTGATTGAGCAAGAATACCGCACGCTAATTGACAACACGGAGCAGTTCCTCGCCGTGCCTGGGAACAGCCTCGCTGATATGCCGGCAGACCAGTTCGGCCGGCTCCGGCCAGTTGACAGAGCCAAGTACATGGCTGGCCAGCGGCAGCAGGACGAGATGACGGTAATGGAGCAGGTCGCACGTAACCCAGCCCTTGTGACTGACGGCGATTGGCTTGAGCGCAACCGCAGCAAGATGACGCACTCAACTTTCGTCAAGCTGCTTGGCGAACGTGGCAAGCCCGACCGTATCCTATCGGCGACAATTGACGCCGATCAGCTTGAGGCCACGCTGCTTCGGAACGGATTCAACAAGATCGCAAATCCGCCACGTGGTGATGATGCGGCGGCGGCACAGTCGCTTTACATGCGCGACAACGTCAAGACGCTCATCAACGCCGAGCAGGAGCGCATTGGCCGCCAGCTTTCACGCGACGAAAAGCAGCGCATCATTGACCGGACCGTTCTTGACAAGGTGTTTGTCAGCAGATGGGGTAGTGACCCCGAAGTGCCGTTTGCGTCCATGACACCTGGAGAACTCGCGCAGGCATATGTGACTGTGGACAAGCAGGACATTATGCTCCGCGACATTCCTCCGGCACGCATGACGCAGATTCGCACCGCACTTGAGCGTTCCGGTCTCCCGACCGACATCCGAAACATTGCAGAGACTTGGCTCCGCGCAGGAAAGCCTCAATGATTGAACCCGATATCAACCAGCAGATGGCGCGCTTCGCGCTTTCCCAAAATCCCACGGACCCCGGTTTCGACGCCATTGAGAAGGCGGTCGTTGGCATGTCTGGCATCCCGATGCCAGCGCCGGAACCCGTGGACATGAACATTGACCGCGCCGTGCAGGACATTGCCGCGCAGCGGAAACAGGACATGGCGTCCTCGCTCATGGCTGCATCCGAGGTGAACCCCGACGAGGCCGCGCAGGCCGACGTTCTCGGCAAGCGATTCGGCGTCGGGCAGGACATCGCGTTGCGGAACATGGCCGAAATGCGACGGCAGGCAATGGTCCAGGACACGGAGCGCATGGATCTCCTGCGGAAAGACCCGGTCCTCGCCAGATACATCGCCGACCGTGAGTTTGCCGCGCAGGCGAGCGACGATGTCGGTGTCCTGTCCATGCTTCGACCGCTGGTGCTTGAGGCTGCGATGCTTCAGACCCAGGGCGGATTGTTCCGTGTGGTCGGCGCGGGTTACGAGCGCGGGGCAATTGTGTCCAAGCGCGGCGATATTGGTGCGAAGGCGATGGCTGGGTTCGCTGAACCTGGCGATTTTGACCGTGCCAAAGAACTCACGCAGCGCATGCAGGCGCTCGGCCAGCAGGGACTGGTTGGTTCCGCGGCAGAGATGATCGCGCAGAACGTCAGCCAGCTTCGTACTATCGGCACAGCAACCGTTGGCGGCGCTGCGCTCGGCAGCTTGGCAGGTCCGCCGGGCACCGTGGCTGGTGGCGCACTTGGCGCAACGGCAGGTGTTATGGCTGGAACGGGGACGATGGAGGCCGGAAACCTGTACCTCGACATGCGCGAGCAGGGAGTGTCCGATGACGCGGCTATCCCGGCAGCCATCGCCGGCGGTTTCCTAAACGGTCTGATCGAAGTGGTCGGCATGAAGATCGCGGCCGCTCCGTTTAAGGCACTCGCGTCCAAGGTGATCCGCAAGGAGGTTTCCAAGGCCATCGCGCAGCCAACCATGCGCTCGGCGCTCGTCGCGGCTGGCAAGGCATATGGCCTCCAGGTCGGAGGCGAGGCGTCCGAAGAAGGATTGCAGGAAATCGTCGCCATCGCGTCCGAGGAGATCGCCAAGGCAGCGGATGGGATCGACAGCGAGACGAGCCTGCGCGATGCCACGGGCCGCGTCATTGAGGCGTTTGCATACGGCGGCATGGCGTCTGCCCTTCTCGGCGGCATCGGCCCCGGCGCGAACCTCGTTGTTGACCTGCGCCGCGCCAGCGCCACGCAGCGGCAGCAGGACTTCTTCAACGGCCTCGCCGAGAACCGCAAGGAAAGCAAACTTGCCCAGCGCAACCCGCAGGGATACGAGCGTTTCCTTGCCGCACAGGCCCAGGACACGCCGGCAGAGACGATCTACGTAGACGCGGCCACCGCCCGTGACGTGCTCGCGCAGAGCGGCACCACGACGGCGCAGCTCGAGGAACTCCTCCCTGGCATCCGCGAACGTCTGGAACAGGCCGTGGAGACGGGCGGCGACGTGACCATCCCGACCTCGCAGTTTGGCGCTCGGCTCGCCAACACGGAACTTGGGAACGCGCTGCTGCCGCACATGCGTTTGTCGCCGGACGCCATGAGCGCGACCGAAGCGCAGGCGTTCGAGGCTGAGCGGCAGGCGGTTGTGGAGGAGGCGCGCACGATCCTTGCAGCGAAGCAGGAAGCCGACGCGGCGTTCGTCGCCGAGGCGCAGCAAGTTGAGGACGAGGCGTTTGAGCAGATTCGTGCGGTCGGCCAGTTCACCGACATCGAGGCGCGGACGATTGCCAAGCTGCGTCAGGCGATGGTGGTCGTGGACGCGGCCGAGGCCGGGATGACGCCGGCGCAGTACCAGCGCGAGCGCGGCGTGCCATTGCAGGTGCGCGGCGAAGGTATGGCTGCACCAGTTGCGCCATCACAGGCAGTTGCTCCGCTTACTGACACCGAAACCAATCCACTCCAAACCGCTTTGGGCGAACTATCGGCACGCATTGAAGAACAGAACGCAAAGGTTGCAAACGAAAAACTTGAAAGTTTGAATCCTATTGCCAAGGCCGTGGCCGGAATCAAGGATTCCGTGCGTCGCCTAAACGACGCAATCAACGCCAACGACGATGTGGAAATTGCCAATCAGGCATGGCGGCTTCGCAATCGCCTCAACAATAATCGTCAAAACCTAGATGCCAACATGCTTGCCGCAGTGGAAGGAATGCTTGCCAAGCTTGATGCGTTCATGCAACAGCGTGGAATTGAAATCCATAACCCCATTGGGGAAAAATACGTAGACGGATGGGTTGAAGTTGAGGTGGTTTCTTGGGAGGAAGTTGACGAAAGGAACCAAGAACCGGACACGATCAAGCAAACCATCCGTCCCATCATTCGTCGTAATGGGCAGGTCGCTTCAAGGGGTCAGGTAATTGCCACCTATGCAACCGAAGCCGATCTGAAGCGACACGAAGAAAAACAAGCCCAGCGTGAAGCGGAAATGCGTGCGAAGCTGGAGGCAAAATTTGCGCCAGGGGAAACGTCAGCAGCGCAACAGGCGGAGGGGCCGCTTGAGCAGGCGGCCATCTCCCGCATGGACGCCGACTACCTCGCGGCGGTCGAGCGCGGCGACATGGAAGCAGCGCAGCGCATGGTGGATGAGGCGGCGATGGCAAGTGGATACACAATTCCCGTGTACCACTTCACAAAGTCGGAACAGCCATTCACATCGTTTGATATCGAGCGAATGCAGAGTGGACCCGGCATTTGGCTGACCAGCTCGACGGAAGGCTGGTATGGCCGTCGCATGGATCTTTACCTGAATCCAGGCAAGATCGAGAACGTGAAGTCGCAATTCGATCCGACTTGGAACGAAGGCGAGTTGAGCATCGAGGGAATCATCAACGGTGATTTGGAAACTATTTCGCAGCAGAACATCAATACGCTCCGAAACACCGAAGACTACAGATCGACGTTCTATGTAGCCACTCGCCCAGAGCAAGTCAAGTCTGCCGATCCCGTCACGTATGACGAGCAAGGCAACATCGTCCCGTTGTCGCGCCGCTTTGACATCACCAGCCCGAAGCTGTTCGAGCAGGCGGCTGCTGTTTTTGCCGGCGCAAATGCACCAGGTGTTGGTGTCGCCGAGGAAAACAAGATGGGATTCTGGCCGAGGCTGCGTGTCAAGATCACTCCGAATGCGGTGCTTCCGGTCAAGCCATTGATTTTGACAGGAACGACAAACAAGAACGCCGCAAAACAGTTGGAGAATATTGATGGCATCCTTCAGCAGTTCCCGGATGCTGGACAATCGCCGGAAGCATGGGCACAGATGCTGGCCTACGCCTTCGGCAGCGACGACGTTCCGGTTCCCCCGTATGCCTTCATTCGAGATACGAACGGAGATGGTTCGTTTGAGCGTCTATCGACGCTCACCGAAGGACAGATCGCCGATGCAACTCACGGATTTGACAACGCTCGAGAGTTCCGGCGCGCATACACGAACAACGAGCTTGATGTCGTAACTACCGGAAAGTTGTTCCTGTGGTCGTTCCTGTCTCGAGGCGTCAGCCCATACACGCAGGAATCATTGTTCATCGACGCATTCAATGGTGCTGATGAATGGATTCGCAAGGCAGCACAAGGACAGTTTACGGAAAACGATCTTGAAGCCTATGAAAAATGGGCGAAGTCAGTAGCACCGAAGGGAAGCGGTCAGCCTGGTGCCGGCGCAACGCACAACCTCAATGCGTTCGGCCAGAACTTCCTGTTGAAGATGGGAGCCATCGGCCCAGACGGAAAGTCGAACCTACAGCGACTGCACGAGATGATGTCTGATCCGAATCAAACCGGAAAGATGATTCGTCGGGAGTTTTCCACGTTTGGCGAAGGTGTTGGTATTGACAACAAGGTTGTTTCGTTCACTCTTCTTGTTGCTGGATTCAACGACGTAATGGTGCTAGATCGCGTTCAAGTTCGGCAATTGTGGGATGACGGAAGATTTTCCGACACCAATTTGTATGACGGCGTGATGAGCAATGACGGTAAGAAGTTGGCCGGATCGTCATTGAACGCAATCACAGAAGGTGTCCGCGGCATTCTTGTTTATGAAGCAATTGAAAGGCAGCTCGCAAGCCGTATTGATGAGTTGTATGCCAAACTTGGCCGTCCGCAAGATGCAAGCATTGGACGCTACCATTGGGAAACATGGGTTGCCTTTAGCCAACAGGAAGCCGCGCATGCCACATTGGATGCCATCTTGCTTGATGCAAAGGGAGATGACCAGGCAATTGCCAAAGTGTCCGGTAAGGAAGGCGAATACGGAGCGTATGAGTATGGCGCCCAATACAACCGTGACCGTGATGGAATTCCGTGGTTTCGGTATGTCACGCCACTTGGCGGAACGTATGATTTCAGCGTAGCCTCGTTCCGAAAGTTCTTGTCAGAAATCAAGAAGGCCGGCAACAAGGTTATCCCATCTAAATTTAAAGTATCGGAGAGTGGCAATGCCCCGTGGTACACCCGACCGGAAGTCAACCAGCAGCGCCTCAAAGAGCAAGCCGCAAAGTGGGCCGACCGAGGCGGCGGCACGGGAGAAGGAAAGCGCCTTGCTGACGAGGCTGCTGCGAATGCCGATGCCATTCGTGCGCGATCCGCAGCCGGAGAACAACCCGCAGGACGGGCTGGCATCCTTGAGCAGGCCGCTGCCGGCCCAGCCCGCGGCGGATTCGACCCGCGAACTCTGAACGTACTCGTCGGCAAGGGCGGCGACGTATCGACGCTCTCGCACGAATTGATCCACCTTCGCATCGCCGAGTACCTCCGCATGGCGCGAAGCGCCACGCCGCCGGCGCGTGTGATGGATGACCTTGATACGTTGTTCGTGTTCATGGGCGTGGAAGGGGCCACGCCCCAGGAGCGCCTGGACAACTACGAGACGATGACCATCGACCAGCGCAGGCCGCTTGAGGAGAAGGTCACCTACAACTTCGAGATTTACCTGTACGAAGGCAAGGCTCCAAGCGTGGAGCTGCGCGGCGTGTTCGACCGTCTTGCTGCGTGGATGCGCCGCGTGTACAAGTCGATTCGCGATGATTTAAACGCGATCTATCGCCGCGAGTTTGGCACCGACCTCCCGATCCTCACGTCCGAAGTGCGCTCTGTGTTCGACCGCATGCTCGCATCCGAGGAGCAGATCAAGCGGCAGGAAGCCATCAGTGGCATGAAGGGTCTGTTCCAGACGCAGGCCGAGAGCGGCATGGCAGACGCCGAGTGGGCGGCGTACCAGGCCATGCAGCAGGAGGCTACGGATGCTGCTGTCACCGACCTGAACACCGCCAGCATGCGGCAGCTTCAGTGGCTTGGGAACGCACGCGCCCGCATCCTGCGCGACCTTCAGAAGAAGCACGAAGCCAAGCGTAAGGAAGTCACCGCCGAGGTGGCCGCTGCCGTCAAGGTGGAACCCGTGTACCGGGTCATGACCTATCTGCGCTACGGTCGATTCGTGGACACGGACGGGGCCGAGGTGGAGGTTGAAGGAACGCACCGTTTGGACATCGAGAAAGTCCGCGCCATGTATGCCGGCATGCCGTCGGCCGAAAGCGTCGAGCCAATCCGCGCCACGGGAATGGCCGTGCCGGCAAACGTGCGCCCGGACATCACCCCGCTTGGGACGGGCAAGTATGGGATGCTTGGGAAGGACGGGCTGGACCCCGATGTTGTCGCCGAGACGTTCGGCTACGGCAGCGGCGACGAGATGGTCCGCGCCCTGCTCGCCGCCAAGCCCATGAAGGAAGCGGTTGCTGAACGCACGGATGCAGAGATGCTTCGACGGTTCGGTGAAATGAACACCCCCGCGGCGCTCGAGGCCGAGGTGCAGAAGGCGCTTCACAACGAGGCCCGCGCTCGGTTCGTGGCCGTGGAGCTGCGGCACATTGCCAAGGCGACGCAGCCAGTGCGCGTCATGCTCGAGTCAGCCAAGCAGGTTGCCGCCGACATGATCTCTGACATGACCGTCCGCGAAGTGCGCCCGAGCGAGTTTGTTGCTGCCGAGTCCAGGGCTGCACGCGACGCCACGCAGATAAATTCCTCGCGTGATCCGGTCGCTGCTGGAAAAGCCGCATACACACGTGCGTATAACGAAGCCGCAGCAGTTGGTGCGCCGGAAGACGTGCGCGTGGCGGAAGCATTGGCCGCCCAGGCGGATGCCGTTCAGAAGGCGCAGGCACGAATTGATGAATTGCGGAAGCGATATGGCGCTGATCCGCAGCAGGCGCTGATCCGCGCCAAGCGTGCGCAGCTCTACCAGAACCAGCTCGCCGCCGAGGCGCTGCGGGTCAAGGAATACGTGGACAAGCAGGTCAAGTACCTGCGCGGCGTGATGCGCGACAGCAACGTCAAGCGCATGGGCGCTGCCGCGGCTGACCAGATTGCCAGCCTGCTCGAGCGGTTCGAGGTGGCCCAGGTCAGCCTGAAGCGTCTCGACGAGCGCCGCACGATGGCAAAGTACCTCGCCGACCTTGAGGCTGCTGGCGTGGTGCCGGACATCGCCGAAGAGATCACCGACGAGGCACGCCGCGTCAACTACAAGGAACTGAAGGTCAGCGAGTTCCGCGACCTGGTGGACGCCGTCCGTCAGATCGAGCACATCGGCAAGAACGAGCAGAAGATGCGTTTGGCCGAGGAACGTGCTGCGTTCGAGGAAGTGCGCGACGAGATCGTCACCCGCATCCGTGCGGTCGGCAAGGTGCGCGAACTCCAGATCGACCCTCGCACGCCACTGACCGGGATCGGCCGCACGGCGGCGTTCCTGCGCGGGTTCGCTGCTCAGCATCTGAAAGCGGCGTCCATCGCCCGCATCCTCGACGGCGGCAAGGAGGATGGACCGCTCTGGAACACCATCATCCGCACGGCGAACGACGCCTCCGACATGGAGACGCGCATGCGGGCCGAGGCGTCCCTGAAGCTCGGCGAGATCCTGAAGCCCGTGTTCGCGCTCGGCAACATGGGTGGCAAGGGGATGTTCTTCCCGTCCATCGGTCGTAGCCTGAACCGCGAGGCGCGTATTTCCATTGCCCTAAATCTCGGCAACGACGGCAACCGCCAGCGTCTCCTCGACGGCGAAGGCTGGACGATGGAAAAGCTGCAGCCCGTCCTTGAGAGCCTGACCGAGGCTGAATGGATGGCCGTGCAGCAGGTATGGGACTTCATCGACGGATACCGCCCGGAAATCGCCGCCAAGGAGCGCCGGCTGTATGGCAAGGAGCCGACCTGGGTGACGCCCGTGCCGTTCACCGTCCGCACGTCGGACGGCAAGGAGGTCGCCCTCCAGGGCGGCTACTACCCGGTCAAGTACGATCCGGTGGCATCCGACCGGGTGGCGACCGTGGACGCGGCCGAGGACGCCAAGCGCGAACTACAGGGCGCTTATACGGCAGCCACCACTCGGCGGTCGTTCGTCAAGGCACGTGCCAAGGAGGTCCGTGACAGGCCGCTCCTGTACACGCTCGACGCCGCGTTCAGCGGGGTGAACGACGTGATCCACGATCTGTCGTGGCATGAATGGCTTATCTCCACGAACCGTCTGCTGAGGGACACGCAGTTCGCCAACGCCGTCCGCGAGACGCGTGGGCCGGAGTTCTTGAAGCAGCTGCGCGACTGGTCGAAGGACAACGCGACTGGGGCGCGGGGCCAGCAGGTTGCCGGCGAGTCGGTCCTGTCCTGGCTCCGGCAGGGCATCAGCGCATCGGGCCTCGGGTTTAACGTGGTAAGCGCGGCCATGCAAGTCACTGGCTTCAACCAGAGCATCGTCCGCATCGGTGCCAAGTACGTTGGGCAGGGAATCGTGCAGTTCTCGACGAGTCCGTTCGAGTCGTCCAAGATGGTCGCCGAGAAGAGTTCGTTCATGGCCGAGCGCGGCCGCACGCAGTTCCGCGAGATCAACGAGATCAAGAACCGTGTACGCGGACAGACAGAGGTGGCCCGTCGGGTGACGGCCGGCACCTACTTCCTGATGATGAACATGCAGCGGTCGGTGGATATCCCGACCTGGCTCGGCGCGTACCAGAAGGCGCTTGATGCTGGGAAGGACGATGCCAGGGCTGTGGCCCTCGCCGACCAGGCGGTGCGCGACTCGCAGGGTAGCGGCCTTGTCTCGGACCTGGCGGCCGTGGAGCGCGGCGGGCCAGCCATGAAGCTGTTCACGGTGTTCTATTCGTACATGAATACCGTCTACAACATGACCGCCGTGCAGACGATGACGGCTCGAAGCAAGGGCAAGCTGGCCGCCGATTACGCCATACTGCTAGTGGTCCCGGTCGTGCTCGGCTACGCCATCAAGAGCATAATCCAGCCCGACGCTGGCGAGGACGAACTTGATCCTGAGGCGCTTGCCCGCAAGCTTGCCGCCGAAGAACTGTCCTACCTCATGGGCACGATGGTCATCGTCCGTGAGTTTGGTGGGGCCGCGCAGCTTGTAACGGGCGCCGAGGGCGCTCGCATGGGCTACGGTGGTCCTGCTGGCCTGCGGGCCGTCGGCGAGGTCTACGGGCTTGCCACGCAGGCGGGCCAGCTTGAGTTCGACCGCGCCTTCCGCAGAGCGGCCATCAACACGCTTGGCGCGTTCACGGGCTTGCCGAGCGCCCAGGTCAACCGCACCATCGACGGCATTGAGGCGTTGGTGGAAGGAGAGGTCACTGGCCCCACCGCAATTGTGGCGCCACTCACCGGAGTTCAACGGTAACCGGGACCCATAGCAGTACCCCCAACATTTACCCTCAACAATCGCACCAAGGAATCGAAGAATGACCATTAGCTCCACAACGAGAATCGCGGGACCGTTTACTGGCACTGGTGTTGCCACCACGTTTCCTTTCTCGTTTAAGGTGTTTCAGGCGTCCGACCTGTACGTTGTGAAGCTCACCGTGTCCACGGGCGCGGAAACCGTCCTGACGGTCAATACCGACTACACGGTCACCCTGAATGGCAATCAGGACAGCAATCCGGGCGGTAATGTCATTCTGCCCGCAGTGCTTGCTTCTGGCTACACGCTGACCATTTCGTCGGACATTGCCAACCTTCAGCCAACCGATCTGACGAACCAGGGTGGGTTCTACCCCGAGGTCATTACGGACGCGCTGGACCGGGCCACGATCCAGATTCAGCAGATCAGCGATATTGGAGACCGGACGATCAAGATCCCGTTCTCTGACGGCACTGGGCTAAATATGACCCTGCCCTCGGCGGCAGAGCGTGCCAACACGTTCATGGCGTTTGACGCCAACGGCGAGCCGTTGATGGTTGCCGCCGGGTCAAGCGGTGCGCCCGCCACGATTACCCGTCAGGTCTTTAGCGGCACGGGTTCGCAGGTGGCCTTTACGCTTGCCTCTGACCCCGGTGCGCTTGGTAACAGCGCCCAAGTTTACATTGGCGGCGTATATCAGCAGCGCAGCACCTACACGATTGCTGGCACCACGCTGACCTTCAGTTCTGCCCCGGTTGCTGGCACGGACAACATCGAGTTTGTCAACTTTCTGACGGACACCATTGGCAGCACTAGCGCGGACCTCGTCACTTACACGCCGAGCGGTACGGGCGCGGTCGCCCGCAGCGCTGCAAGCAAGTTCGGTGAAACGGTCAGCGTGAAGGACTTCGGCGCGGTCGGCAATGGGACAACGGATGACACGGCAGCATTCACCGCATGGATTGTCCGTATCAAGCAAACTGGCAGCGGCATCATTCCACATGGAACGTACCGGGTTTCGGAAATCATTATTGATAGCGCAAATGGTTTGTCGATTGAATGGCAAGGATTGATCGTCGGAAAAACAACTGGTTCTTATGATGCAGTGCTGGCCATTAGGAACTCGTCCGATATCACAATCTATGGGCGTCCTGCCATTTCAGCTCAATACAACACTGGTTATGCGTGCGCCATTGCGATTTACACAAACAACGCAACGCAGGCCACAAATATCAGCATCAGCAACTTTGCCATTAGTGCTGCACGCCTGGCATTCCGTATTGGTAGGGCAACCGAAACAGAGGCGCTGGTTTCCGAAATATCCATCACGAATGGATTTACCTACGGATGCCCGTCCGTAGTCGCGGCATACGGCGTCAACACATTTGCAAGTTTCTCCAATTGCAATCTGATTTCCAATTCGCTTGGCGGAAACGCTGGATGGCAAGCACTAGACCAATACACGATTCGCGCATTCGGAGCGAATCTGTTTATCAATGGTGGAGAAACGCAACACAATCAAACTACTGCCAACGCCACACTTTGTATTGAGCCGATTACGAATGCGACATACGGAAACAAGTGGGGTTCCATCGTAATAACCAACTGCGCCGTTGAATCAGCGAGCAAATTGGGATTGGCGCAGAATACATTGTCCGTTGCATCGCCAGCTGCTGCTACTGGCAACATGATCATCAAGGGATGTCGCGGATATCATTCCGGAAATTCGTTTGCGTTTATTGATCTCGGGGCAAACTTCACCGGGAAAGTAGTTGTTGGTGCCGGATCTGATTTCTATGCCGGTTCGGCGCGTTCATTTGCAAATGTTTCTGCTGCCGCAGCCTGCAACATTTATGTAGACGATGATGCATTTGGCACTAACTTCGTCCAGGGTTTGCAGGGAATTACCGGGGGACTCGTTCATTTCTCTCAACGCCAAATCCTGTTCGTGAATGACACCAGCAACCAGGCTCTTTCGGCTGGCGGAGTCATGACTCCGTTGAAATTTCAAACCGTTGTGTCAACTCAAGACACGTCGCGTTTCAATTCTGGATATGCAACAGGCACTGGATTGTTTACTGTGCCAGCGGGCGGTTTGCGGAATGTGATGGTGATGGGGACTCTTAGAGTCAATACAAATCCGCAGCTTGTCATTGCGGTATCTATCAATGGGAGCGAAAGATTCTACGCCCCCCCAACTGTAAGTGGTTCTGGCGCAGACAACATCGTCACTATTACCACACTGCTTGGAGATATTGCGGCAGGAACAACGATTTCTATTGAAGCCAAAGATTTGAGTGGTACAGGAAACACCTGTAACTATGGCCAATATGAGCGAATGGTCATTTCGGCAATGAACTAAGGAATTCCCATGCCCCAAACCAAGCCAACATCCGAACAGGTTACTTTCCTCGCAGCCGGCACAGGCGCGTCCCAGCGCACTGTCCTGGACAAGCTCCGCGATGCCGTGAGCGTCAAGGACTTTGGTGCAGCAGGGGATGGAGTGGCTGATGACACGGCAGAAATTCAGGCAGCACTTGACGCAGTTCCAGCTATCGGCGGTTGTGTGTACTTCCCGGCAGGTACATATGTCGTGTCATCGCCACTCGTCGTTGACTCAAACACCGTCCTGGTTGGCGACGGAATGTATGTGTCCAAACTGTCGGCAACCACGGCATTTACGTCATCGCAGGCAATGGTCTACGCGAATGCCGAGAACAACATTACTATCGAAGATCTTGGGTTCTTCGGCAACACAAACGGAACGCTTGGCGCTGGTACTGGAATTCACTTGAAGAACGGCACTAGGAACCAGGTTCGGAACTGCTACGTTGAGAACACCACGCAAGCCGGCATCCGTTACGAGGAGCAGAACACGGGAATCATTGAGTCGTGCGTTCTGCAAGCGTGTGGCCGAACCGGATATACGGACAACCACGGCGTGATGATTTACTCGGATGCTGCATCTGCCATCCAGACATATTCCATCAAAGTCTTGTCGAACACGATTGCGACATCGTTCAGGAAGGGAATTACGACATTCTCCAATCTGTCGCTGTATGACCTTTTGATTTCAGGGAATACCGTTACTGGTTCTGGTCTTGGCAATATCTACATCGGCGGCGACGCAGGGTCCACGCATGACAAAATTCGTGTCGTTGGAAACTATTGCGAATCATCGCCAGTAAATATCCAAATTGGATCGACCAGCAATTCTGTGGTCGATGGAAACAACTGCGACAACAATTCCGGCAGCTCAAATATTGGGTTCGTCAATTCAACCGATTTGGTGATCTCAAACAACGTCGTGCAGAACTCTGCCGTACACGGGATCACTTTCATTGCGGCTGCCGGCCAGCGGAACGAGCAGATCGCAATCATTGGCAACATTGTCCGCAATAGCAATCGAACCACTGCTGGGTTTGGAGCTGGTATAAGAATTGACGATACTGATGTCGCGCTCGTGGCATCCAACATTGTCGTCGATGATGCCGCCACAACTCGCCAAACTCATGGAATCGTGGACGCATCGACCAACACGAATGTTTCGATCACGGACAATGTTGTCCTAAACGCAACATCGGCTCCATATCTAATCCAAACGACCACGGCAATGGTTTCTGCAATCAATCCAGGAACGACGTTTGAGTTCCGTGGCGGCCTGATTACAAGGCAAGCAGACAAGGCATTGGTGAATGGAAACAACAATAACGTCGTCATTCCATCCCAGTGCGGCGTGATGCGAATTACTGGTCCAACTGGAGCCTATAGCATCACTGGAATTGCTGGCGGTTCAGCTGGTAGGGAACTTCTCATTGTGAATGACACGGCGCAGGTATTGACGCTTGAAGTCAATGATGGGCTGAGTACTGCCGGAAATCGTCTGTATCCAACTGGTGGTGTTGACATGACCATCGCTGCGTATGCGTCACGAAGACTTGTATATGCAACTGTAAATAGTTCAAACTTTTGGGTGACGCCATGACCCCCACCCACACCGAAGAACTTTTCCTCGCCATCGGCCGCCTAGAAGGCAAGGTCGATTCCCTGCTTGCCATGCAGAGCCACCAGCAGGATCAGCTCAAGGAGCATGACTCGCGCATCCGCTCGCTTGAGCATTCACGTGGCTACATGCTTGGAACTGCAGCCGCCATCGGCGCGAGCATGAGCCTTGTATCCAACTACCTCATCCGCGCATTCACCTAAAGGAAACCCATGCCTCAGGACATTGTTGTTGCTACTGACCAGCCCGCGTATCGAACGAGCAGCCTTATCACCGTGACTTCCGCTCAGGCATACGACGCTGCCGTGCCTACTGCAACAATTCCGTCTACGACTTCGCAGACGTTTCTAATCCCGTCCAACAACGGAGACAAGCCAAGTCTGCTGCGCCTTGTTCCGTTTTGCGGTTCCTCGTCAGCCCCAACGTCTAGCACGTTCACATCTCCCGGCGTTCGTGTCGTTGGTTGGTCGGTTTACACGAAGACGGACGGCAGTGACATTTATGTGCCGACCATCTTGGCCGATTTGTCGCTGACTTTGCTGTCCTCTAGCGCACCAAGTCTTTCCGTTGATGGTGCTACGCAGTATTACTTCAGCACGGTAACTGCTGGAAGCGGCGTTCCTGCGGTGAATCTGTACAGCCCTGGATCTAGCGTTTCTTCTCCAGCGGTTGCAGTGATTGATACCATTGGTCATCGCTACATCACGTTGCAGTTCAAGGCAACTAACGCCAACTCCCCAAAGATGGGTGCCTACTACTCCTTCCTCTGATCGGAGCCAGCGATGCGAAGCCTCCTGGGTCGGTTCCACCGTCCGAACGTCCGTTCGCAGACCGAGCAGCTGTTCATGCTAAACAGCAACAACGGATCGGTTGCTGGATCAATGATTCGAGATTTGTTGGCCGGAAGATATCTCGATGTGTTTGTCATTGGAGATAGCAACGCTGGATTCAATGGCACTACCACCACAAGAGGTTTTACTGGTGGAATTTGGGAGAGCCTGCAAGATTCGGCTCAGTGGAATCTTCAGGAATATGGAACTGGACTGTTTGAAACTGGCGGCACCTCAGCGGTTTCTCTTTATCCGCTCAATGGTGCAACCGGAGAAGACAATACCGCCCAGGCTGCCGTTGATGCTTTTACATCTACGGGCGGAACAACGTGGAGCAAGGGAAGCGCGGTCACTAGTTCGCTTGATTCCGTGTATTACCCTGGTAACACACAGAAACTTGCGTTTGCAGGTGCAGGCAACTTCAAGGATTTTGCATACTTGGCAAGCAACGCCTCAAATGTTTACTCTGGAACGTGGGCTGCATTAAACTACAACGCATCTAATCCAAACGCGATGAATAGCCGTTTGGCTGGACGATTCCGCATGACTTATGCGGCTCCATCGGCAGCATCATCAACGGCGCAAGTGCAAACGTGGGTGTACAAAACCGCTGGCGGTGATGTCGTGGCAAACACCATGAACGTCATCGGAAACAGCCCCACGGCAGGAGTGATTTTGCAAGGCGCGTTGGACGTTGGCTATGCAGCTGATGCCGCAAGAGGAAAGATGTACGCGGTGTACGCGGCAAGCACTTCAGATCGCGGACCACTGGGAATTATCTTTCGCTCGTACTATCGAACTGGGACTCCTGGATTTTCAGCGACTAACTGGCAGACAATGTCCGGTGGAACAAGTCAGCAAATTGGCTTGTCATTCAGCGAAGCAGATGGTTGCCGCGTAAGCACAATCAAAACGTACTTTACGGAAGCAGTAACGCGCCAGCGTCTTGCTGGTGGTTCTGGCAGCATCCTTGTCTTCGTTACGATGGGAACCAACGACGGTACGGAGAGTTCGGCAACTAACTACCCGGTTGCTGCTCAGACCATTATTTCCCAATGCAATCAAGCATGGAGCGAACTTGGATATCCGCAGGGTCAGCTTGGATTCGTAATGGCTGCCTCTTGCCCCTGGACATCGTTTGATCCAAATCCGACTACGCAGGCACTTCGATCAGCATTTCAATCGAATCCTCAGGTCTGCATTTTGGACATCAACGAAATTGCCCCGCAGTCATATCTGTCTGCAAACCTGTTCTACGCAGGTGGTGTTTCCACTCCAGCTGCGCATCTGTCTGCTGCCGGATACAAGGCGGTTGCCAACAGGATTGTTGACAAGGTGCGCACGCTTTAATGTTCCGAATTGCCTTGCTAATTTTGATGCTGATTTGCGTGGCGTGCAGCCCAGTTGAGCGCATTGCCGGCAACACGAACGTCATCCGCCAAGATGCCCAGGCTCTCATTGACCACGGCAACGCCATTAAGGACGCTGAGGTCGTGGATCGCGCCACGCGCATTGACGAGAACGCGGCCGACATCCATGTGCAGCTGACGAAAGTGCAGGACATCACGCCTGCCTGGTTGTCCACGCTCAAGTGGTGGGGCATCGCCGTGGCCGTGGCTGGCATCGCGTTTCTTGTATGGCAATCCGGTATTGGCACGGCCATTCGCGTGGCCGTGGGCTGGTTGCCACGTCGCAAGGTCGCCCAGGCAGAACTTGCCGTTGATATGCTTGATCCTGACCGTCCCGAAGGGGAACGGGAATATGTGGCCGCAATGCGGGCGCAGGACCCTGAGTTCGACGCGGCCTTCCGCAAAGCGCAAACGCGCAGAAAGGCTTGAGTCATGGAATCCTTCATCGGATCGCTTTGGTTTGCCGGGATGACGTTCTTCGTGGGTTACATCGTTGGACACGCGCTGCCCATCAATTGGGTGATGTCAAAGTTCAGCAAGAAGTGACCAAACGAAAACCCCCCTGCCTTTGCGCCTCCGTCGTGGGGGCGTTTGGGGCAGGGGGGGAGGATGGATGGACGATGGATGTTACTTGATCCGCAGGCCCGTCCCGCGTGGCAGCAACGTGCAGCCTGGGACCACCTTGCCTGCTTCCAGCGCGGCGCGGATCTTTGTATTGTCAACCTCCACAAACGTAGAGGTGTAATCCGGTCCCAGCTCCTCGGCGGTCGCCGTGACCTCGAGCGGCTGCTTGCCGCCGTTCCCCGCCACCGACAGGCGGAACCGCGCCGTGTCGATCTTGGTGCGACCGCAGGCTTCCATGGCTTCCTTCAGGCGGTCCTTGAGGCGTTCGGCCAGGGCCTCGTCGGCCTTAGCAAGCGACCGCATACGGTCGGCCTCGGTCTTGCGGGCGGCTGACCGCAGCTCAAGGCTGCGGATCAACCCGGCGTAGTCATCGGCCTTGTCATCAAGGGCGGCGTCAAGGCCAGCAAGATGAGATTCAAGGGCTTGCTGGGCCTCGGGGGAGTCGGCTCCCCCTTCAAGGATGGCGTCGAGGATCAGTTCAAGTTCGGACGAAATGGCGTAGAGGCTCATGGGTGTAGGTCCTTTCAGAACGGGACTTCTTCGGGGTTGACTTCA